TCGTTTGTTAATCCTCTTAGACAAGATGTAATAATAACAGGATCACTCAGTGTTTCCGGATCTATACTTTTAAACGGAACTGGATCTATTATAGGATCAGGTAGTACTAACTACCTTTCTAAATTTACAGGTACTACTGCATTGGGGAATTCACAGATATTTGATAATGGAACGAGTGTAGGGATAAATACTGCTTCCCCAGCATCTACATTGGAACTTTACAAGGCTTCTGGAACAAATTATCTTTATATAACAAATGCAGCAGCTACAACAAACAATGGAGTTGTATTGAGATATTTAGGCGTTGATTATATGGGAATGATTGGAAATTTTTTCACTGGAGAATTAAAAATTGGAGGATTCAACGCAAGTAGCTTTTTCCCGACATTCTATTCAAACAATGCTGAAAGAATGCGTTTGACTCCATCTGGTCGCTTACTTTTGGGAACGGCAACAGAGAGTACGTTTTTGCTTGATGTAAACGGTACCTCTCGCTTTACAAACAACATGGTTGTAACAGGTTCTATCACAGCAAATGGAGCAGCAATTGTATACAGCGTTCAGAAAAACCAAGCAGACCAGTCTAATCCTTTACAATTTTATGTTGCCTATAACCACATTAATCCTCGAATTGAGTTTTGGGGTGGACAAGGAGCAAGATTACACTACAATACTAGTACTAGAGTATTAAGCCCAGATACCGCTAGTGGTGTTGACTTAGGTACCTCAGCTTTAAATTTTGGTAATGTATTTTCTAATACAATTACAACAAACACATCATCCTTCTTTGCTACAGTAAGTGGTAGTGTAGGTATTGGTAAAACCTCAGCTAATGCTATATTAGATGTTAATGGCTCAACTATTATATCTGGTTCACTAACAGTATTTACAGGCAGCGCAGTTGAATTCCAAGTCACTAATACAGGCGTTAGAATAGGTAATGTCATTACCGACACACATACAGTAACTGGCTCACTCAATGTATCAGGCTCAATAACAACAACAGGTACTATAACAGCACAAACGCTAGTAGTACAAACAATAACATCGTCAACAGACTTCGTAACTGGTTCTACACGCTTTGGAAGCTTATCATCAAACAAACATCAGTTTACTGGTAGTGTTAGTATAACTGGAAGTTTAACTGCAACATCAAATGTATTAGTAACAGGATCTCTTTTAATATCAACAGGATCATTATCTGATTTCTTAAGAACATCTAATGCTGGTGTAACTAATTTCAGAATATCATCTTCAGGATACCCTGTATGGGGAGTACCAGGATTTGATGTAATATCTGTTCCAGGTGCCACTTGGACACCTATAGTAACGTGGGATGGAGCTAATGTACAGTGGGGAGATACTAGAGCTAACAGATCTATAATGACCCCCGGTATAGGAGGAGGATATGTTACTGTACCTAACATAACATTTATAAATGCAACTTATGCTACTCAAGTAAATAACCTGTTTGGAAATAGTTTTATTGTTAATAATAATAATATTACCTCCACTCTTGGAACAATAAACATGATTATTCAAGCTACCGGTTCACAAACTGGTAACATGTTACAATTTAAAAACGGAGCTGGATCAGTTTTATCAGGAGTTGATGCAAGCGGTAGTTTATTTATAAATAAAACTACTGCTAATGCTCGCTTAGATGTTAATGGCCCAACTATTATATCTGGTTCACTAACAGTATTCACAGGCAGCGCAGTTGAACTCCAAGTTACCAACACAGGTGTTAGAATAGGTAATGTAACTACTGATGTTCACACAGTAACAGGTTCATTCAATGTTAGTGGCAGTGTAACTGCTATAGGAAATACTACTATAAGTGGTTCTACTGTAATAACAGGCTCCTTTACAGTCATCACAGGCAGCGCAGTTGAATTCCAGGTTACCAATACTGGTGTTAGAATGGGTAACATAGCAACCGATACTCACACTGTCACAGGCTCAATGTATCAATCAGGCTCTACAGTAGCCCTCTCTCTCCGTGGCTCAGGCTCAGGTGTGTTTACAGTTGATGGAACAGCAGGTCGTCTATTCTCAGTAGACGATTCACTTTCAGGTTCACTCTTTAGTGTTAACACAGCAGCAGGTTTACCTATTATAGAAGCATTCTCAGACAATACTGTTCGTATTGGACAATACGGACAAAGAGTATTATTCGTTTCCCAATCTAGAGTTGGTATTGGTAAAGAAACAGGATTAAATGCTAACTTAGATATTAGTGGATCAGCTATTATATCCGGTTCATTTACAGTATTCACAGGCAGCGCGGTTGAATTCCAGGTTACAAACACAGGTGTTAGAATAGGCAATGCATCTACTGATACACACACAGTAACAGGTTCCTTCAACATAAGTGGAAGTGGATTTGTACAGGGAGGTGGATTAATAGTATCAGGTACATTAGCAACATCAGGTAGTGGTTCTCAAGGCTTAGTAGCACCACTTAAATTTACCACTGCTCCTGTAAACACCAACTATACTTTAGTATACACAGATGAAGGAAAGATGGTTGAAATGAATTATAATGTTGATGCTCCATTAACAGTAACCATCCCATTAAATTCAAGTGTTCCTTTTCCAATAGGAACAGAAATTTCTATTATACAAATAGGAGCTGGTACAACTGTTATTACAGGAAGCTCAGGTGTAACAGTAAATAGCTATTTAGGGTTTAAAACAATTGATGCTCAATACGGTGTTGCCTCTGTTGTAAAACGCGGAACTGATAGTTGGTATTTATTTGGTAATTTAAGTTAATAAAAGATTATGATTTTAACTAGAATGGGAGTTATTGCTGCATCAAAACCGGCTGTTGTAAGTAATGTTGATATTACTCTTTATAGTAAACAAGGTGTCAGCGGTTTTGATGGTTACACCATTTTTTATAGTACAGCTCTTTGTAGTGGATGGGATTTTTGGCCATCAATTGTTGACTGTTCTACTAGTGATACATGTTCACAATACGGTACATTAACAATATCACAAAATACTACAGTATATATAGCTGTAAAAGATTGTCTTGGAAACTTCATATCATATGAGGGTATGGATAATGATAGTACATGCCCTCCAAATGATGCTTCCTACTGTTACGATTTTGACGCATGTACCGGAACAGCATTTAGTTTTAACTCAGGTACTATAAATAAAGATGTAGCAATTAATGTTTTTACGAGTAAAATTGGATATCAAATTTGTATTTAATTAATAAAGTAAACTATATATGTTAATAAAAACAGGATTAACTAATGGTGTATTGAATACATTTCATTCTCAAATGACTCAAGATACCATAGTAAATAATGATTGGAAAATAATAAAAAGACCAAATCATCTTATACTTGGAAAAACGTCTATTGATAAAAAAAGTGTAATAATGTCTGATCATGTTCCTTTTATTGAACGCTTTTATGATAGGTTATATAACAGAAATTTTACTAGTATTTTATTTGGAGGATTAGGATTAGGAGTACTACCCTATTTAGTACAATCTTTCTGCACAAAAATAGATGTAGTAGAAATTGACCAACAAAATATAGACTTAATAACAAATAATACTAATTATTTAGATCCAAAAGTCAATATTATACATGATGATATATTTAATTATACCACATCAGAAACATATGATGTAATTTTGATAGATTTATGGGTTATAAGAACCCCTGATATTGATGCAGAAGTTAGTGTTTTAGAAAATAAATACGCTTCTAATGTATCTTCTGATGGATTATTATATTTTCCTATTTCTAAGCTACCAACATCTCCTTCTTGCCCTACTTGTTAAAAAATTTGGTTGTCTCCTATCCCTTGTATATATTTATATCAAATATAAAAAACATGTTAACGATTATCATTTTAGCTGCTCTTAGTGTTATTGTTGGTGTTTGGATCCTCAACAAAAACAGTAAATCCACCACAACAGAAACCAAACCAGAAGTTCCAACTGTAGAAGAAGAACCAATTGGTTACGAATCAGGTTCATTTGCCTCTACCCCAATTGAAGAACAACCAACTGTAGAAGTTAAAAAGCCAAAAGCTAAAAAAACTACTGCTAAACCTAAAGCACCTAAAGCTCCTAAGAAGGCAAAAAATGCTTAAGATTGTTGAAATAGCTAAAGCATGGATTGCTGCAGCTAACCCAACTCCTGAACAACAGGCTATAGCGGAATATCGCGCCGCTGTGTGCGATCAATGTCCGCATAGAAACCATGTAGCAGCAATTAACACATTTACCTGTGGTAAGTGTGGATGCCCATTAAGTAAAAAAATATTTAGTCCACTCCCTGGCAAACAGGCATGCCCTGATCAACGCTGGGAAAAATAAAAAAGTATATGTCAGAAGTTAAAAAACTCACATCCGAAGAATTACAGCAAATTAAAGACATGCAAGCCCAATACAACAAGTTTGTATTTGAACTTGGTAGTGTTGAAGCACAATTGCAAAATGTTATTGCTACCAAAGAATTGATCGAAACCGAAAAAGGTAATGTTTTAGGAGACATTAAAAAATTAGGTGAGCGCGAAAAAGAATTGGTTAATGGTCTTCAAGCAAAATACGGCACCGGAAATATCGATATAGAGACCGGTGAAATAACTCCGATGTAATTTAAAGTACTTCTGCGTTTTACGTGTTTTTGTAAATATTTATCGTTAGGTAATCCCTAATTATAAATTAAACAATTACAAATAAAATGTCAGAAGTAATTCTTTCCCCTGGTGTATTTCAGATTGAATCTGATCAAAGTTTATACACCCAAGCCCCACCAGCTCTTGGCGCCGCTATTGTAGGACCTACAGTTGCCGGTCGTCCATTCGTACCAACGTACGTTACTACTTACACACAGTATTTATCACTTTTTGGTGATATTTTTAAAAGTGGTAGCTACTATTACGAATATTTCACATCACAAACTGCTCGTGAATATTTTCAAAATGGTGGGCAATCATTATTAGTAACTAGAATTATTAGTGGTTCAGCTAATATTGGTACTTATGCACAAGCTAGTGTACCTTCAACAGCAGGAACTTCATTTGTGCTTGAAACATTAGCTTGGGGTGATCAAATGAATAACACCTCCAGTATGGTAAGTGGAGCTTTAGCTAGTGGGTCTGCTTATAATGTACGTTTTGAAGTAACTAATGTAAATACTGGTAGTAGTGGTGGAACATTTACCATTGTAATTCGTCGTGGTGATGATAACCAAGCTCAAAAGAATATTTTAGAAACATGGGCTAACGTAAGTTTAGACCCACAATTGCCTAACTATATTGCTCGTGTAATTGGTGACTTAAAACCAGTAGCTGATTTAACTAATGGATATGTAAATTTTACAGGTAGCTATGCAAATGCTTCTCAATATGTTCGCGTTGCTTCTGTAACTACTCCAAACGTAGATTCACTTGATAATAATGGACTATTTAAATCCGCTTCTTTTGGTCCAACTTTACCATTAGTAGGTAGCGGCTCGTTTGGTGGTTCATTTAATGGTGGTGTAGCTGATACTAATCAGCCTAAATTAATGAATGAATTTATCACTACAACTAATATCCAAGGTTTCCATCCAGATGATTATAATCGTGCTTTTACAATACTATCAAATAAAGATGAATATAGTTTCAACGTATTAATGGCTCCAGGAGCTGGTTTAGATACAGCTGCTGCTGATAATATGATTGCATGTGCTGAAGGTCGTGGTGATGCAATCGCTATTGTAGATGCTGGTGATTATGGAACTACAATTGTTGGTGCTACTCAAAACGCTGCTGGTCAATCTAGCAACTATGGTGCTACTTATTATCCTTGGGTTCAATTGTTTAGCTCTAACTTAGGTAAGACTGTATGGTGTCCTCCATCAACAGTAATTGGTGGTGTATTAGCATTTAATGACCAAGTGGGTGCTGAATGGTTTGCCCCAGCCGGTTTAAATCGTGGTGGTATTCCTTCAGTAGTAAGAGCTGAACGTCGCTTATCTCAAACAGATCGTGATACATTATATACAGGAAATGTTAACCCATTAGCTACATTCCCAGGAACTGGAGTATGTGTGTGGGGTCAGAAAACATTACAACGCAAACCAACAGCTCTTGATCGTGTAAACGTTCGCCGCTTGTTGATTGCATTGAAAGACTTCATTGGTGGTGTTGCTCGCAACTTAGTATTCGAACAAAATACAACTGTTACTCGTAACCGTTTCTTAAGCCAAGTAAACCCATATCTTGAATCAGTAGTTCAACGTCAAGGTTTATTTGCTTATAAAGTAGTAATGGATGATACTAATAATACACCTGATGTAATCGATAGAAATCAGTTAGTAGGTCAGATCTATATCCAACCAACTAAGACTGCTGAATTCATTATCTTGAACTTCAATTTAACTCCAACTGGCGCTGAGTTCCCTGCATAAGGGACTCGGCCAGTTAATATTTATTAACAGCAATTAAACAACAATAGAAAATGGCAGTATTAAATCCTAATGAAATAATGTTTACAGCGTTTGAACCTAAAGTTCAAAATCGCTTTATCATGTATATTGATGGTATCCCAGCTTATCTAATCAAAAGTGCTTCAGCACCTGGATTTGAAGCTGGTGAGATTATTTTAGATCATATTAACGTTTACCGCAAAGTTAAAGGTAAAGTTCGTTGGAACGACATGACCTTAAGCTTATACGATCCTGTAACTCCATCTGGTGCTCAAGCCGTAATGGAATGGGCTCGTTTGGCTCACGAATCAGTAACTGGCCGCGATGGTTATTCTGACTTCTATAAGAAAGATTTAACCTTAGATATTTTAGGTCCAGTAGGTGATATCGTAGGTGAGTGGATTGTTAAAGGTGCTTATGTTAAAACCGCAACTTTCGGTGAATACGATTGGGCAAACGATGCAGCAATTAACTTGTCTGTAACAATTGCTATGGATTATTGCGTATTGAACTTCTAATTCCCCTTCATATTTCTCAACTTCCGGCGTCTGCTTTTGCAGACGCCTTTGTTTTGCATATATTTATATACACACAAAATAAAATTAGTTTATGGCTGAATTAAAATTACCGACCGAAATGGTTTCATTGCCTTCAAAAGGCTTATTGTATCCTAAAGAATCACCACTCTCAAGTGGTGAAGTTGAAATGAAGTATATGACAGCTAAGGAAGAAGATATCCTTACCAACAGCAACTTTATTCGTCAAGGCACAGTTATTGATAAATTGTTACAATCTTTAATTGTAACTCCAATTAACTATGATGAATTGTTGATTGGTGATAAAAACGCAATTTTAATTGCTGCTCGTATTTTAGGATACGGGGCTGAATACTCGTTTAAATATACTAACGAGCGTGGTAAAGAAATTGATGCCTCTATTGATTTATCTACATTAAATGAAAAACCATTAGATGAATCTTTATTTACAACGGGAGTAAATGAATTTACTTTTAGTTTACCTAAAACAGGAAATGTAATAACATTTAAATTATTGACTCACGGTGATGAGAAAAAAATTGAAGCTGAAATTAAAGGATTAACTAAAGTGAATCCTAATGGATCATTTGATGTTACTACTCGTTTAAAACATATGGTCACTTCTGTTAATGGAGATCGCGACCAGAAAAAAATTCGTGATTTTATAGATAATTATCTCCTCGCCGCTGAAGCTAGAGCATTTCGTGAATATTATAATAAAGTACAACCTGATATTAATTTGGTTTACATTCCTGAAGATGAAAATTATGTTGGGGAGGGCATATCTGTTCCTATTTCTCTTAGCTTTTTTTGGCCTGACGCCTGAGTATAGACCAATATTATTCAAACAAATTCATGAAATAGTATTTCATGGAAACGGTGGATATGATTGGGAAACTATATACAACATGCCATTGTGGTTGCGTAGAACCACGTTTAATTTAATGAAGGAGCATTTTGAAGAACAACAAGATGCTATAGAAAACCAACAAAGAACTTTAAAAAATAAAAATAATAATAAAGAAATAGCACGACCAAACATAACCCCAGCTCCTAATTATATTGCAAAAGCGCCCAAAAAATAGGCGCTTTCAATATTTATATCGCGTAACATCAAATTATGCCGGATTTAAATACTATAAACGAATTTAATAGACAGATTGAAATATTACAAGACAGTCTTAATAACATTGTTAAGGTCTTGAATAATGATATGTTAAAAAAGCTGCAGGACAATGTAACTGAAGCTAATAATTTCGTTGATGCTATCCAGAGAGGAAAAAACGTTACTGAAAAATTAAGTAGCAAACTAACTGCTTTACAAAAGGAAGCTAATAGAAATTCTTCTATGCAAGCTAAATTAGAAAAACTAATTGAAGATGCTAAAAGAAAAGGAAATAAAGCGGTTGAAGAAAGACTAAGAATATCTCAATTTCAACAAAGAGCATATCAAAAGCAAATAGAGCAACAACAAACTATATATACTCAACTTCTTAATACAAATAAAGAACAACAAAAACAAAAAGATGTATCAGGGAGTATATTAAGAGCTTTTGAAAAAAATCTAGGTGTTACGAAAGCCCAAGTTAAGGAAATGTTTGGCTTAACGGGTTTGTTTACTTTACTAGTGGATAGTGCTTTTAAAGCAGATAGACAAGCAACTGAATTAGCTAAGTCTTTAGGAGTAAGCAAGATAGAAGCAATGGGTATAAGGGAAGAATTTGTTACTTATGCTCGAGCATCCGAAGATAATTTTGTTACTACAGATCGTTTACTTAAAGCACAACAAGGATTAACTGAACAATTAGGTATAGCTGTTAAATATAGTGGACAAGAAGTAGAGCAGTTTGCCCGTTTAACTGAAATAGTAGGATTAACAAACGAAGAGGCAGGTAAATTAGCCCAATTTTCAGTAGTATCAGGAAAAAGTACTAAAGATTATGTTGCTGATCTCCGTAAAGGTGCTTTCTTTGCTCAACAAGCTAATAAAGTTCGTATTAGTGATAAAGAGCTTCTTTCAACAATAAGCAAATTAAGTGCAGGTATACTTGTTAAATTCCAAAACAACCCTAAAGCATTAGCTGAAGCAGTAATACAAGCTAAAAAATTAGGATTAAACTTAGAACAAGTAGATAGTATTGGTAAATCAATGCTAGATTGGGAATCTTCAATCGAAAATGAACTTGAAGCAGAATTAATTACTGGTAAAAAACTTAATTTTGAAAGAGCAAGAGCAGCAGCATTGACAGGTGATCAAGCCACATTAATGTAAGAAGTAGCTTCTCAAGCGGGTTCACTTGCTGAATTTGAAAGCATGAATGTTATAGCTCGAGAATCATTAGCTAAAGCTTTTGGAATGAATGCAGACCAAATGGCTGAAATGTTAATGAAAC